AATCGTATTCATGAGAAGTTTTGCCGATGATTACGGAATCCGTATAGAACTTGTCTACGATTTTCTTTGAGTATTTTTCTGCTAAATTGATAGCCATGTTATGTCTCCTCTAGCCATTCGGCTTAGCCGTTGAGGAATCCACTTAAAAAGTCGTCGGCTTCTACGGAACTTACGTTTCCTGTATTACCTAACGACCTCTTTCTGTTCTCCTCATTCTGTTTGGCGATCCGAGCTTTGGAGTCATCGACGGATTTTTGTTTTGCGTCTTCTTCGCTTTTCCATAACGTATAGGCTTCAAGTAATGTGTAACCGTCAGCCATGTAATCGTATACCTTCCGGTCTAACTTTGATGAATCTACGTTCGGAAAATGCTTCTCAAAGACGGTCAACTGTCTTTCCATCTCGGCTCGTAAGTTTTCGTCCTGCTGATTCGATACTTCATTCTGTTTGGCAAGTCTTTCACTCACTCTCTTCTGTGCGATCTCATTCAGCAGATCCCTGTCGCCATCGGGATATCTCTTCTGCAGCTCACGGACTTCCTTATTCACTTCAAATTTCATCTGGGTATCGTGGAGTGAGTTGATGTAATCGCTCACCGACATGCCGTTCATTTTGGCTAACTGATCGATTGACCCATAGAACTTGTCGTAGTTCAGTCCTTTCTGAGCTAACGTTCGTGCTTCTTCCTGTGTCAGACCCCTTGTTTCATGGTTGTACTTGATCTCCAGGAACGGAGCATCAGGAGTTTCTTCGACCGGAGACTCGGTCTCAGTTTCCTCTTTGGTTTCTTCTTCGGTTACTTCCTCTTCGGCTGGTGTGTCTTCTTCGGTGTAATCGTCAAATAAACCTTCGTCTGTCGGAACTGTGGTTGGTTCTTCCATAAAAAATTTCACTTTCTATCGCTATGGTTGGCGAATATATATAGAAACGCTTACTGCGTAACTATCTTTGTGGTACGTTTTGGTTCTGCATTTGTGCCTGCATCATCTGCTGTTGCATCTGTGCCTGCGCTTCCTGCTGTTCACGGATCTTCTGAAGGATCTTCTGCTTGTTGGTCAGCAATTTCTGCGGAGTGGACTCGACTAATGTCTGTCCGTCGATGATCTGATTCGTGAATAAATTAGTTAAGGTAGACATCTGTGCCGATTCGCTGAACTGTGAACCGTTGCCGATCTCCACTCTCAGGTGATAATTGATGGTATTTAATACGGAGAAATCGACTTGAGAAAGGACATTGTCTTCCCTCATCACTAAACGAATTCCATACGCAACAGCCATGATGTCTAAGATGTTTCTCACGGTGTCTTCCCACATCTCGAAATAGGTCTGTCTCTGCAGCTCAAGAGGAACGTTGCTTGCTTCCTGCAAGGCGATGATTGCGGATGTATTGTCCGGGTCTACGTTGCCTAAGGATGCGTCATTGACACCCATGCATTCTTTGGTCTGCTGCATGATGTTCTCGATCAGTCCGATGATGTTGTTTGAAAAGTCAGGAACCTTGATGAAGTCCATGATCTTCCCCATCATGTCGATGCCTGTTACGGCAAATGCGGTATTGTCCATGAACTCGGAGATGTCGATCTTGTTCTTGTCGTAGACGATCTTCGGATAGACATTCTGCAATCCGTACATCTGTGCCAGCGCATAAGCCTTGTTGATGAAGATCTGATTGGCAATGTTGGCTGTTAATGGGGAATTCCATAAATACGAATTCTTCTTGGCATCCCATCCAAAGCACGAAATCGGATATCTCTTGTAGCCCAAATCAACAGGTTTGATAAGAGTGACATCCTTCGTACACTTGGTGAAGTAAACAGTTTTGACTTCCTTTTCCTCGACGATCTCAACAGGATTTCCTTCCAGATCAGTCTCGGTACGGATGTTCTTTACTTTGACTTTCTGCTTGTAGAACTTCAGCAATACGGTGACCAAATCTTCGGAATCGTCGTTCACCTGGTTCGTGTCGTTGTCCGCCCTTATAGCGTCGATCTCGTCCTTGTCCACTCCCAAATCTTCAGCTTCGGCTTTTACCTGGGAGATATTCTGCCTCAAAGCCACAATGATATACGGCTGATTCTGTATGTCATTGGAGTAAGGATTGCCGAAATACATGTTGGTGTTGTCGATGAGTGTTGCTTCGATATCCCCTTTGACACTCTGTCCGGTCTCGATGTCCGGATTGAACGAAAGCATCATATAGGAACTTCCATCCACGGCACCGTTTCTGATCATCAGCCTGGATTTCTCTTTGATCCTGGCATTCTCGATGCAGTCATCTACCGCTTTCGTGAAGAACTCTATTTTGTCGATCTCTTCCTGCATCACCGTAAAAGGAGTCATCGCAATGGCTACATCGTTTGAGGAAATGGTAGCGATCAGATACTTGACCACTCTCTGTAAAACATTGATGACCGGCTTCGGCATGATCGAATTCTCCGATACACCTTCCCACTGTCTTCCGTCATAGAAGTTCTCGTTGGTCTTGACTATTTCGTAGATGTCATTATTCGTAAGGTACTGAACACCCTTCTGGTATTCCTTCCAAACTTCAATCGGCTCTGTCTTGATCATTTCTTACCCCCATAGCCGATCCATTCGGCAAGTCCTTTCAATGTCTCCATGTTGGATTCATCAACATTCACCCGGTCTTCCTTCGGTCGTTTCTTTTCTACGAACATTCCCAGAAGGAAGAAACCAAAATTAAAGGCACCCATCAGGATGCCTGTCAAAATAATAAGTATAATTTCCATCTCAACCCCCATAAGTGATAAAGGAATCGTATATCTCTTCTTTGTGTTCTCGTTGTCTATAGATAGGAATCTGCTTCAATACCTCATAGCCAATGGCTAAACTCATGACCAGGTCGTCATGCGCTCCTTCGGATGCCTGCTGCTTGCCGTCCAGCCATACGAATGAAAGCATCTCCTGTAAGGTAGAACGGTCAACGATAAGCTCTGTATGTTCTCGCACTATTTCGACCAGGTTAGAGATGATAATAGGACGAGTCAATACTGTCGTCCGGAAACCGAACCTCGACTGAACATCGTTCTGTATCTGATCATATTTGGCTCTAACGTATATCCACGGATATCTCAACCTTTGCAGTTCCATGTTCGGGAAGGTGGAGAAGTTTGCTTCGATGCCCACTAATGATGAGTAGTACATTCCCAAACAGTAGATCTGCTTGGTGAATAAATCCTCGTCCATCTGATGATGCAACACAGCGATCTGCTTTCCTTCTCTCGTTAATACATGAGCTGCGAAATAGTCTTCTCCGTCTCCTGCGGTATCGGCACCTATTACCGTCTCCACTCTGTTGTGGAAAGGATTTTGAGGATGCTGATAAATGGTAATGAATCCGTTTGGATCCTTGATCCATCGGATATTTCTGATGCTTAATCCATCGTAATCGTAGACGAATCTTCCTCTTTCTCCCGGAGTGACTTCCTTCATTCGTTTAAGGACGATCTCGTTGTTGAAGATTGATGAACCGGATACGATGAACGCTTCCTCAGGGGAAATAGGATACTCCTGTCTGAATCTCTCCTCGTCTCCACCGCACTGATTCGCAATTGTGTTGCGTCTCCACTGCAATTGGTCGTCTGTCAGGTGATATTTCTCTTTGATGTCCTTTTCATACTCTGTCAGTTCAAACCCTGTGTACGGCTCATGGTACTCTTCGTTCTCATACCAGGGGAAGAACAAAGGTATATATCCGTTCTCTCCTCTTTCTGCTTTGCTCCACCGGTCGTAGAAATCATTGAATCCGTTGGCTGTCGATTCAATGACGATAATGCTTTTGGGATCGTTTGGAACACACTGCAATACTGCCAGCATCGCTTCTTCCGGGTGTTCCCAGAATGCCACTTCCGATAGATGAGCGAATCGGTAAGTCTGTCCTCTTACGGAATCGTTTGGAACTCCTACCTTGATAGAGGACTTCAATCCCTTTCCGTCATCGGAATCAAAGGTAATCATCTTGCCGTTGTTGTACTTCTGCTTCGGCTTCAAAGGTTCCGGCAGTTCGGAGATAAACAGTTTGGTCATGTTGTAGATACTCGTTGAAGCAGTGGAATCGTGTGCCACTATCAAGGCATCCGTGTTCCTGGAAGTAATAGTGGAATATGTAATGATCCCCTCGGTGAAGGTACTCATGCCTAACTGTCTTGCTTTGAGTACGATAATCCGTAACGGTTTCTTGCCCCAATTCTGCTTTATGACCTCATAGAAACGCTTCTGTGCGTCGTTTAATTTGAAGTTGATTAACCGTCCATCCTTTGTACGAATCTTGAAGAAACGAGCCATAAACTCGTCACAGGGAGGGATTTTAAAAGTTTGTGCCGTTGTCATTGCTTAATAAATCTTCCAATGTCAGGGCTGCAGTGATCTCTTTCTTCTCCGCCGGTCTCTGTCCGA